CGGAACAGCGGAGACCGGAACAGCGGAAACCGGAACAGCGGAGACTGGAACAGCGGAGACTGGAACAGCGGAAACCGGAACAGCGGAGACTTTAATTCTTGCAATCATTCATCTGGGGCATTTTGCTCTTCCGAGCCCGAGTTCCTTCTATTCAATAAACCAAGTCCTATTAGCCGCGATGAATTCTATAGCAGCCGAGCCTATTATATCTGCCGTCGGTTGGAAGTCGTCGAAAAGGTGGGAGAGGAGTACAAGCCTGTAGCTTACAAGGAATCCTGGGCGAAACTTTGGGAGAGTCTCGACAACGAAGAAAAGATCATCGTTCAGAGCATTCCGAACTTTGACGCCAAGGTGTTCGAAGAAATCACCGGAATCCGGGTGTAAGGGAGGCTGATCTGAAATGAAATCAACGGGTATTGTTCGCCACATTGATCCGCTTGGACGTGTAACTCTGCCAATGGAGCTGCGCCGGACGCTTGAAGTAGAAACAGGCGATGGGCTTGAAATCTTTACTCACGATAAGAGTATTATTCTGCGTAAGTATCAGCCTGGCTGCTTTATCTGTGGCAGCTTGGACGGCTTGCAGACGTTTTATGACAAGCAGATTTATAACAAGTGCATCGGTGAGGCTGCAAGGCTTCATAAGCAATGATTTGTTCCAAGGGAGACATAGTCAAATTGAAATCGGGTGAAACCGCTGAGGTCATAGATATTTGGGGAGTAGCCCGAACTTGGCATAAATTGAAGTCTAATAACGGGACTGTCATTTACGCAATGACTGAAAATATTGATTCTTTATAAAACGGCATATTGATCAAAAAGGGAAGGGACGAAGATAAATGATTACAATCAATAAATTGGAAATCGAAAACGTCAAGCGGGTCAAGGCCGTTAAGATCGAGCCCAGCAGCACAGGCCTGACAATTGTCGGAGGTAATAACCGCCAAGGCAAGACTAGCGTGCTGGATGCCATTGCTTGGGCTCTTGGGGGTAACAAGTATCGGCCTTCTCAGGCCGAGCGTACTGGATCAGCCGTACCGCCATTCTTACGACTGACTCTTTCTAATGGCTTGGTCGTCGAACGGAAGGGGAAAAATAGCGACCTGAAGGTCATTGATCCAAGTGGGCAAAAGGCAGGGCAGCAGCTCCTGGACAGTTTTGTTGAGGAGTTAGCTATCAATCTACCTAAGTTTCTAAATGCATCCAGCAAAGAAAAGGCTAATCACCTGCTGCAGATCATTGGTGTAGGCAATCAGTTGACCGAGTTGGAGTTGAAGGAGCAAGAGGTTTATAACCGCCGGCATGCCATTGGTCAGATCGCTGACCAAAAGGCCAAGTTCGCCAAAGAGCAGCCTTATTACACGGATGCACCAAAGGAACCTGTTTCCGCTTCGGAGCTGATTCAACAGCAGCAGGCCATTCTTGCGAAAAACGGCGAGAACCAGCGGAAGCGCCAACGAGTCGAGCAAATCAAAGCGGCATACGAGGCGGCAATTAGTGAGGTGCAACGCCTGGAATCTATGTTGAGCGAAGCCAAGAACAAGCTTGAGACACTCACCAAAGATTTGACAATTGCGCAAACGGACGCTTTGGACCTGCACGACGAATCAACGGCAGCACTGGAAGCTAATATCCAACAGATTGACGAGATTAACCGGAAGGTTAGGGCGAATCTGGATAAGGACAAAGCCGAGACAGACGCAGCAGATTACCGCCAGCAATACGATACGCTGACTACCGAGATCAGTACGATTCGCCAGCAAAAGACGGATCTCCTGACGAACGCGGATCTTCCGTTGCCAGGGCTATCGGTTGAGAATGGCGAGCTGCTGTATAACGATCAGCGCTGGGACAACATCAGCGGAGCTGATCAACTTAAGGTCGCTGCGGCTATCGTGCGTAAGCTTAAGCCCAACTGCGGATTTATCTTGCTGGATAAGCTTGAGCAGATGGATATGGACAGCCTCAGAGAGTTCGGCCAGTGGTTGGAACAGGAAGGTCTTCAGGCGATTGCTACCCGGGTCAGCACAGGGGAAGAGTGTTCAGTGATAATTTCTGATGGATATGTTACCGGCCAGGAAGGGATTCAAATTCAACAGCCGCCTAGCGAGATTGATCCAGGCGAAGGTTGGAACGAATCTGCTCCAGCACCGACTTGGAAAGCGGGTGAGTTCTGATGTTTGAAGTCACTAGTGGAACTGTTCAGTCGGCACAAAAGGTTGTGTTGTACGGACCCGAGGGGATTGGTAAATCTTCGTTAGCGGCACAGTTCCCCAATCCCGTGTTTATCGATACGGAGGGTTCAACCAAGCGATTGAACGTTAAGCGTCTTCCTAAACCCTCAAGCTGGGAAATGCTTAAACAGCAAGCTGTATGGGTGAAGCAGCAAGGTTCCTCTGTATTCGGTTCTCTCATTATAGATACCGTTGATTGGGCGGAAATGCTTTGTGTTGAAGGTGTCTGCGCGGCTCACAGCAAGACTGGAGTTGAAGATTTTGGATATGGGAAAGGCTACATCTTTGTCGCTGAGGAAATCGGTCGCTTTCTCAACCTGCTCAGCGATGTAGTAGAGGCCGGTATCCACGTTGTGCTGACAGCTCATGCTCAAATTATCAAATTCGAGCAGCCGGACGAAATGGGCGCCTATGATCGCTACCAGCTCAAGCTTGGACAGAAGACCAGCAGCCGAACAGCGCCACTCGTTAAGGAATGGGCTGATATGGTCCTCTTCATTAATTACAAGACGTTCAGCGTTGCCGTGGATAAGGACGGCAAGAAGAACAAGGCTCAAGGCGGAGCCCGGACCATGTACACGACACATCATCCAGCGTGGGATGCGAAGAACCGCCACGGGCTACCGGACGAGTTACCGCTTGATTATAGTCGGATTGCTCATATCTTCAATCAGCCAGTTCAGCAGCAGACACCACCTCCGGCGCAAACTGCTCCGCCAGTGGAATCGGCACCACCGCCAAGCACACCGACACAGCCGCCGTCCGCTCCACCAGCACAGCAATCTGGTATTAATCCTATTATTCCTCAATCGCTGCGTGATTTGATGACGCAAAACAACGTGACAGAGTTGGAGATTCAGGCGGTTGTAGGCAAGAAGGGATATTATACCGCGGATACACCAATCACCAATTACGACCCTGGCTTCATTGATGGTGTACTGGTCGGCGCGTGGGGTCAAGTGTTCGGAATGGTCCTTGAAGCAAGAGGTCAAATGCCATTTTAATAAATCATTCAGGAGGTTTTATACATGACTACTCAAAACAACATCGAACGAGAACTCGGCTGGGATGACACAATTCAGAAGGATGGAGGAGAATTCACTCTCCTTCCTGCAGGTGACTACGACTTCACGGTGACCAAGTTTGAACGGGGTCGTTTTGCCGGTAGTGCCAAGATGCCGGCTTGTAATCAGGCTAAGCTTGAGATTACAGTGCATTCCCCAGAACATGGCGATGTGGTTATCTTTCATAATTTGTTCCTTCATACGAAAACAGAGGGCCTGTTATCTAACTTCTTCGCCGGGATCGGCCAGAAAAAGAAAGGGGAGCCCCTGCGAATGAATTGGAATGCCGTCGTTGGTGCTCGTGGTCGTTTGAAACTTGAGATTAACAAGTTCAAAGGAAATGACGGTCAAGAGAGAACGAACAATCAAGTGAAATCATTTTATTCCTACGAAGACTTGAACCAGCAGCCACCTCAGCAACAGCAGTATAACCAAGCTCCATTCCCAGGGGCTCAGCAGCAGGGCGGCGGTTTTACTCCGGGTCAGTTCTAAGGTAGCCCATGGAACTTAGACCATATCAACAGGAGGCACGAGTTAACATTCAGTCGGAGTGGGAAAAGGGCGTACAGCGGACATTGCTTGTCCTTCCGACTGGATGCGGTAAGACTATTGTTTTTAGTAAGGTGATCGAAGACAGGGTAAGGTTGGGCGAGCGTTTGCTCGTCCTGGCCCACCGGAGTGAGTTGCTAGATCAGGCTGCCGATAAGTTGGCGAAGTCTACCGGACTTGGCTGCGCTACTGAAAAGGCAGAGCAGACTTCCCTTGGCAGCTGGTTTCGTGTAGTCGTCGGCAGTGTCCAAACGATGATGCGCGATAAGCGACTACAGCAATTTAAGCCCGATCATTTTGACACGATCATCATCGATGAGGCTCATCATTGTATTTCTGACAGCTATCAGCGTGTGCTTCAGCATTTTACGAATGCGAAGGTGCTGGGAGTTACCGCCACGCCGGACCGTGGGGACATGCGTAACCTGGGCTCCTACTTCGAGAGCTTAGCCTATGAGTATACGCTGCCGAAGGCGATCAAGGAAGGATTCCTGAGCCCGATCAAGGCCATGACAATTCCCTTGAAACTAGATTTGTCGGCTGTAGGGCAGCAGGCTGGTGACTTCAAGTCGCAGGACTTGGGCGCGGCATTGGACCCTTACCTTGAATCTATTGCTGCTGAAATGTGGAAGGTCGCCAAGGATCGAAAGATAGTCGTCTTCCTCCCACTGGTGAAGACCAGTCAGAAATTTACTTCTATATTAAATGCAATTGGATTTAGGGCAGCAGAGGTAAACGGCGAGTCGCAAGACCGGGCGGAAGTGTTGGCCGACTTCGATGCCGGCAAATATAACGTACTCTGTAATTCCATGCTGCTTACTGAGGGCTGGGATTGTCCCAGTGTGGATTGTGTTGTTGTCCTGCGGCCGACGAAGGTCCGCAGCTTATATAGCCAGATGGTTGGGCGAGGTACCCGGCTATTCCCCGGCAAGGAAGAATTGCTTCTGTTGGATTTCCTTTGGCACACGGAACGGCACGAGCTTTGTCATCCGGCGCACTTGATCGCGGAAAATGAGGAAGTCGCGAAGGCCATGACCAAGCAGATCGAAGAAGCGGGCGTCCCGCTCGACCTGGAAGCCGTCGAGAAGCAGGCCACTGAAGATGTTGTCGCGGCTCGCGAGGAAGCGCTGGCGAAGCAATTGGAGGAAATGAAGCGCCGGAAGCGTACTCTAGTGGATCCGTTGCAGTTTGAAATGTCTATCCAGGCAGAAGACTTATCTTCCTATGTACCATCCTTCGGTTGGGAAATGTCTCCTCCTAGTGACGCTCAGGTGAAGACCTTGGAGAAGCTAGGAATCCTTCCCGATCAGATAGACAACGCTGGGAAAGCGACGAAGTTGCTGGAACGTCTGGATAAGCGCCGGTCTGAAGGGCTCACGACTCCGAAGCAGATTCGCTTCCTGGAACAACGGGGATTTCAACACGTGGGAACTTGGTCATTTGATACAGCCAAGAGGATGATTGACCGGATTGCTGGGAATGGCTGGCGCGTGCCAGAAGGCGTAAATCCTAAGGAATATCGTGGGGAGTGAAATTCATGCCAGAAATCATCGTAGATAATTTCGCCGGCGGGGGCGGAGCTTCCACCGGAATCGAATTAGCCACAGGCCGCAGTGTAGACATTGCCATTAACCATGATCCCGCAGCTATAGCTATGCACCGAGCGAATCATCCGGAAACAGAACACTACTGCGAAAATGTGTGGGACGTTGATCCGAGGGAAGCAACCGGAGGCAGACCAGTTGGCCTGGCTTGGTTTTCTCCTGATTGTAAACATCACAGCAAAGCACGGGGAGGAAAACCTCGTGAGAAGAATATTCGTGGTCTGGCATGGGTAGCCGTCCGCTGGGCGGCAACAGTTAAGCCTCGAGTTATTATTATCGAAAACGTTGAAGAATTTGTTTCGTGGGGGCCCCTTGATAAAGATGGTTATCCCATCAAGAAGCAAGCAGGGAGAACCTTCAAATCTTTTATCAATGCGATGCGGCGCCATGGGTATAAGGCGGAATGGCGTGAACTGCGAGCATGTGACTATGGTGCGCCGACAATACGCAAGCGCTTATTCATGATATTTAGACGGGACGGTAAACCTATTGTCTGGCCGGAGCCGACACATGGAGCACCAGAAAGCCAGGAAGTCATCACAGGCAAGCGGAAGCCGTGGCGTACAGCAGCTGAGATTATAGATTGGTCAATTCCATGCAATAGCATTTTTGAACGTAAAAAGCCGCTGGCAGATAATACACTACGCCGCATCGCCAGGGGGCTACAACGATTTATTTTAGATAATCCCAATCCATTCATAGCCCCTTTTGTTGTCAAGGTAAATCATCATGGAGAACAATTCCGGGGGCAGCCAATTGACGAACCACTTCAAACAGTCACGGCAAAGAATGGATGGGGAGTAGTAACGCCATATATAGCACGGATCGGACAGACTGGATTCGGCGGAGATCGGTTGCAATATGAAGTGGATGATCCCCTGACAACCGTCACAACCAAAGCGGAGCATTGTTTGATAAGTCCAACGCTTATAGAAATTGGTTACGGAGAGGGTCCGGGGCAAGCGCCAAGAGCGCCGGGGTTGCATAAGCCACTTGGAACGGTTGTGGCCGGTGGAAGAAAACATGCACTTGTAGCAACTTTCTTGGCGAAACACTACGGCGGAAATTACAACGGACCGGGTGCAGACCTGCAGGATCCAGCGCCAACCATAACGACCGTTGATCATAATGCGCTGGTCACAGCTCATGTCATCCGGCATTTCGGGGAGTCCGTCGGAAATCAAACAGACACACCACTTGGCACAATTACTGCTGGGGGAGGCGGAAAGAGTGGGCTTGTCACCTCACACTTGGTCAAGCTGCGCGGGACATGCGCGGACGGCCAACCGGTCACAGAGCCGATGCCGACCATCACCGCTGGCGGGCTACATGTCGGAGAGGTTCGGGCATTCTTGCTCAAATATTACGGCAGCGCCGACAACGGTCAACAGCTGGACGAGCCGCTTCACACAGTTACTACAAAGGACCGTTTCGGGCTAGTTACGGTCGAGGGCGTTGACTACCAGATCGTTGATATCGGCATGCGGATGCTTGAGCCACACGAACTGTTTGCGGCACAGGGTTTCCCGGCCAACTACATCATCGATGTGGATGCTGATGGGAAGAGGTACCCGAAGAGCGCCCAAGTTGCCCGTTGCGGAAATGCTGTTCCTCCTCCATTTGCTGAGGCGCTGGTCCGGGCGAATTTGCCGGAGATGTGTGTAGGGTCTGGTAAGGCGCTGGCATTTGAACGGTACAAGCCTGCAGTAGGACAGATGGAATTTTCACTTTAAACAAGGGAGAGAAGCAAGATGGAGCACAAACTGGATCTTATTTCATTGCTAGACTATGTTGATCCTAGCTTTTGTTCTTATCAAGAATGGGTCAACGTTGGTATGGCTCTGAAATATGAAGGGTATACGGCCAGTGATTGGGATGATTGGAGCAAGCGGGATGGCGGTCGTTACCATCCAGGGGAGTGCTTCAAAAAGTGGACGAGCTTCGAGGGTACAGCGAATCCGGTTACCGGTGCGACGATTACCCAAATGGCAAAGGATAACGGCTGGGCTCCCCGGTCCGGTGGTGATCGAGAAGACCGGGAGCTCGGCTGGGATGATGAGATATCCGGCGGCGATTATGTTGTCGTGGATCGCAACTGGATTGAAGGAAAGGAGATCCACGAGCCTGCCGTCTGGAATCCGGTGCAGCAGCTCACCACGTACCTGAGCACGTTGTTCGAAGCATCGGAGCAGGTCGGGTATGTCACGGACACTTGGAAAAACGACGAAGGCAAGTATCTACCGACAAAGGGAGCCTGGGACCGGACTGCCGGCGAGCTGATTCAACTGCTCAATCAATGTGACGGGGATATAGGTAGCGTGTTGGGCGATTACGATCCAGCGGCAGGGGCATGGATTCGCTTCAACCCGCTGGACGGAAACGGCGTGAAAAATGAGAACGTAACCGAGTTCCGGTATGCACTTGTCGAGTCGGACACAATGGACATCGAGAAGCAGAACGCCATCATGCGGGAGCTAGAATTGCCTATCGCCGTCATGGTGTACAGCGGCGGCAAGAGTCTCCACGCTATTGTCCGGGTCGAGGCGGCCAATTATGACGAATATCGTAAGCGTGTCGATTACCTCTATAACGTTTGTAAACGGAACGGCCTGAACACTGATAACCAGAACCGTAACCCTTCCAGGCTGTCCCGCATGCCGGGCATCGAGCGTAACGGTAAGAAGCAGTTCATTGTGGATACGAACATCGGTAAGGCGAGTTGGGCCGAATGGCATGAATGGATTGAGGGTGTAAATGATGACCTTCCGGATCCGGAGAGTTTGGAGAATTACTGGAACAACATGCCGAAGCTGTCACCACCATTAATTGAAGGAGTGCTGAGGCAAGGTCACAAAATGCTCATGGCCGGTCCATCAAAAGCAGGGAAATCATTCTTACAGATTCAACTTAGCATTGCCATTGCAGAGGGCATGAAGTGGCTTGGATGGCAATGTACGCAAGGTCGAGTCCTGTATGTCAACCTGGAACTAGATGGTGCCAGCGCCTTGCATCGTTTCAAAGATGTATATCAAGCATTAGGATTGCAGCCCAACAACATTAGTAACATCGATATCTGGAACCTGCGCGGCAAGACGGTGCCTATGGACAAATTGGCCCCTAAACTCATTCGCCGCTCAGCTAAAAAAGGGTATATCGCGGTTATTATCGACCCGATTTACAAGGTGCTCACCGGCGATGAAAACAGTGCGGATCAGATGGCTCACTTTACGAACCAGTTTGACAAAGTGGCTACGGAACTCGGAGCCAGCGTGATCTACTGCCATCACCATTCCAAGGGTGCCCAGGGCGGTAAGAAGTCTATGGACCGAGCTTCTGGTTCTGGTGTATTTGCCCGGGATCCGGATGCATTGATTGACTTGGTGGAGCTGGACGTAACGGAAGCTCTTATGAAGCAAGAGGAAAACAAGGCTATATGTGCTATGTACAAGTGGCTGTTTGAGCAGCATAACCCAACCTACCTGCTGGAGCACGTTTCGCAAGATGATGAGCTCAGCGCGAAGGCGATGGAGGATCACGCTAAGCGGGCAATGCCGCAGGTTATGGCAAACATCATGCCGACCATAGAGCAGGTCCTGAAGGCTGTGAAGGGCCGCTCCGCTTGGCGCGTAGAAGGCACGCTTCGGGAGTATGCCAAGTTTGAGCCGGTGAATATGTGGTTCCAGTATCCGATTCATCGGGTGGACGACGTAGGCAGCCTGAAGGACATCGATCCGGAGGGCGAAGCGCCGCCATATAAGAAGGCTACAAATAAGCGGAAGGAATCGGCGCAGAAGGAACAACGAAGCAAGGAAGCACAGTTTAAGGATGCCGTGAATAACTGCAATTTCGGAGATCCTCCGACCGTCAAAGACCTGGTCGAATGGTTTGGAAAGTCCGGAAAGGAGGTCTCTGAACGGACGGTTAGGGACCAAATCAAACGTTATGGGTATGTTTTGCAGGGTGGAGTAATCGTCAGATATGACGGCGAAGACCATGGTTAATACCGCCGCCGCCATACAGCAAATGATAGCGGTGATCATGGTCATTGCCGCCGCCGCTGAACTAAGTAAATGGCGGCGAACACCTTAGTTTTATGGTCGCCGCCGCCGAGATTTGAAACCCTTATATATTATATATAAATATAACGCGCGATGTAATAAATAAACTAATGATTAATCTACTAGTGTAAACGTAAGTGAGTGAGAAGGGGACTTGCCGCCTCCCCTTATCGGTCGGCTATCCCCCCTACACTCACGTTTAGTCTTACGTTGGCGCGAGAGAAAAAAAGGAGAGGCGACTTGTGGCGAAAAAGTATTGGGAGAATGAAACGCCTGAAACAATAGAGTTCGGTAATTATTTTATGCGCTGCTTTGATAAAGCCGGGAAGTTACAATTCGGTGTAAAGCTGGACGGGAAGTTCATCGTCAAATTTGTCCTGGATAGATCGGTGCTTTTTTCAAGCGAAGAAGCCCCTGGATACCTCCGGCAATTGGTCACTGACTGGGAGGAGATGACTGAAGGTGAGCAAGATGACGACTGAATTCTTCATGCCGATGAAATCCCCTCCCACAATCACGCACCAGCAGAAGCAGGTTTCTGTCGTGAATGGCAAGCCAGTATTTTATGAGCCGGACGAATTGAAGGCTGCCCATGCAAAGCTTATGGCTCACCTGGGGCAGCATGTGCCAAAGAAGAAATACAACGGCGCTGTTCGGCTGCTAGTGAAATGGTGCTTCCCGATCAAGGGCAAGCATCAGGACGGGGAATACAAGGCCACCAAGCCAGACACGGACAATCTGCAGAAGCTGCTTAAGGACTGCATGACCGACTGTGGTTACTGGAAGGATGACGCGCTGGTTGCCTCGGAGATCATTGAGAAATTTTGGGCTAACAAGCCAGGTATCTACATCCGAATTGAGGAGCTGTAGCCTATGGATTACGGAGCGTTTTTCGCAGATGTTCAGGTTTGGATCGGCCAGGCCAACCAGGCAGCTATGCAGTACGGGATGGATAAGCCAGAGTTCTGGCAGTGGGTTGCTGATTCCGCCGGGGCCCTCTGCAAGAAATACAATGAGCACCGCCTGGCGATCAAGCAAATGGTCATGATGACCGAATGGCTGGAGGAAGTTTACGAGAAGCAGGTGAAGCCGAAATGAACTGGAAGCAGGCTACCGATTCGGAGCTATTGCAGATTATTTACCACGAGCCGGGTGTGAGGCTGTCTTGGATTCAAGAGGCCGCAGAGGAGTACCAGCGGCGGCATGGACGTAAGGTGAAATGGTGGAGGATGGAAGGGAGCGTGAAGAGATAGATGGACTTTATCCGGTACTACAACGACATCAACAAGGAGATTGAGATTATAGAGCTGCGGCTGATCGACCTCGAAGGCGAGCTGAGAGAGGCGCGGAAGCTTTGCTTCTCCGGTCAGTTACCTTCCGACCCGCTTCCGGTACACGTCCCCTTGGACAAGGCTCTTGAATATTACGATGCAGTTATCCGCAAGATCGGGGAGGCCTCAAACACTCTTGAAGCGAAGAAACTGATTAGACAGAAAATCGAGGCGAACATACGAGACTTTCAGGGGATTGAGTACAAGGTAGCGTACATGCGGGATATCGAGCGGAAGCCGCTGTACAAGATTGCTGACGAACTGGGGTATTCATACAGCTTTATTTCAAAAATCAGCAGTCGAATTCGGAGTGCAAAAAGAGTGAAAAATAAAATTGATTTTTCCTGATATACTGAAATTGTGAAAGTGTATCAAAGACGCAGCCGTCAATGACCTAAATGGCGTTCGGCGGCTGCGTCTTTATCACTGGTATAGCTCAATCGGCAGAGCGGGCAGGGCCCTATAAAACAGCAGCAGAGATCCGGGTTCGCATCCCGGTGCCAGTGTCATTAACCGGATGTAGTGTAGCCAGGTAGCACGCTTGCCTTGGGAGCAAGTAGTCGCAGGTTCAAATCCTGCCGTTCGGATTTTCCATAACCTCTCCTTCCTTGCCGCTGCCTTCGGGTGGCGGTAAATTTATGAAAAAGGGTGATCAAGTATATGATTAAGCATATGGGCGGAGAATACGTTACGTACCGCAAAAGCTCAGTCGTTGAAGTTGTTGGAAAAACAGAAACAGGAATGATTGTACGTAATGTCGGCAGATCAGATGATGAATGGGAAGAGCCATTTGCCGTATTTTCTACAACATATTTTCCCGAATCTCGTGTTGCTAACCCGCAGATTGAGCATAACTTTAGCTATCACGTGCCGAGGGAAGGTCAACCAGAGGCATATATCGCGATTCGGGAAAAAGCGAAAGAACTCGCTTACCTGATTGATGACTTGGCGCTAGATGTCCGAGAGAAGTCGCTAGCGATGACTAAGCTAGAAGAAGCGGTTATGTGGGCCAATGCGGCAATAGCAAGAAACTAAGCATCCTTCGGGGTGCTTTTTCTGTGCATAAAAAAAGACTCTCATTTTCGAGAGTCCCGGTAGTCTTCGATTTGTTTATATGTCCAGACTGGACCACTAGCAAGCCGTTGGATTGGTTCGGGGAATTTCCCACGATCCATATAAACGCTGATCTGTTGCTTCTTCCAGCCGAGCATTTCAGCGGCTTCCGAAACCCCTACAAGTGGAGGGATTACCTTGCCAATGTTTTCTTGGCGGATTTTTCCATCGGTGTCGAAGAAATTTTGCAAGAAGCCGACATGTTCAATCGCGAACTTTTCATTTGCGATCCGAAGGCTGAATCCTCGGTTTCTGGTTGTTAAAATTCCCTTGTCGGAATCATAACCTGCGTAGAACAGGTCATCACCTAACTTGATATCGTAACCAGAAACAGGGTCTTCGCTTAATTTTAAGATCGTGTATTCTGTGATTTTCATTTTGGTTACCTCCTGAATGATTAATAATACGAGTCAATTACCTTAAATGCGGCATCAGAGATTACCTTGTCTCTGCCGTATTCTTTTATGGCTTGCTGGGCTTTTTCGCTACTCAGCAATTGCATACCTTTTTCGATCATGGCAGGCAGTTCTGCTTTAACCCAGTCTGCATTTTGCCCATAATGTAAAAGGTGCTTTTTTAATTCTTTTTCCATATCCAGTCACTCCATTGTTTTATTTTATAAATCATCATAGCAATACTGTTTTATTATGTCAAACATTTTTAGAAGGGGGCCGAAGCCCCTTTTAAACTAGTTCGTTCCAAGTCAGATTGAAAGCTTTGAATAGATTGTTCAGTTCTTTGTGATCCCGTTGGATTTGATCCCGGGATTTTCTTGCGTTTGATTCTTGAGCTAATTTGGTTGCTTTTTCTATCGCTTGATTTCTTGTCATTTTCATTACCTCCGTTTTTGTTTTGTTTTACTTTGTAAATCAAATATAGCACCTATGTTTTACTTTGTCAAACATTTTTTTAAAATTTATTTTCCGAGAGGAGTTGAGTGCGATGGCATTGACGGCCAAGCAGCAATTATTCGTCAAAGAATACCTGGTTGATCTCAATGCCACGCAGGCAGCGATCAGGGCAGGATACAAGGAGAAGACAGCAAGAGCAATCGGAGCTGAAAACCTGACAAAACCTAACATTCAGGCAGCAATTGAAGAAGCGATGAATAAACGCGCGGTGAAGGTGGAAATCACCGCCGAACAGGTCTTACAGCGATGGATCGATATCGCCTTTGCGGATCCAAATGAGATTATTCATTTCCGCCGCGTCTGCTGTCGGTACTGCTTCGGGGTCGACCACGAGTATCAATGGATCGATGAGAAGGAGTATGAAGCGACTATAGCTGCTATTCAGGCGGAGGCAGAAATGAAGGATAAGCTTGTTCAAATTCCGACTGATATCGGCGGCTACGGCTTCGATCCGCTTTTACGCCCGCATCCGAAATGCCCGAAATGTCATGGCGAGGGGCACGGGCAACTGCATATCAACGATACTCGCGATCTGAGCCCGAGAGCCAAAGCGCTATATGCTGGCGCTAAGACAACAGCGACAGGACTGGAGATTAAGTTCCGCGATCAGGATAAGGCGCTTGATAGCATAGCTCGGCACCTCGGCATGCTGAAAGATAAGGTGGAGATCGGCGGCAAGGATGGCGGCCCGCTTCAAGTTATCTTTGATTCGGGGATGGCAAAAAATGAGTAACACAGTTGTCATACCCTATAAGCCGCAGCCCAGGCAGCAACTCTACCACCAGACCAACGATATCGACGAGCTATTGTATGGCGGAGCTGCAGGCGGAGGTAAGTCAGAGGCGACCATATGGGACGCTCTCAAGTATGCCATGCAATACCCAGGCAGCCGTCAGATCATCTTCCGGCGCACGTTTCCCGACCTGCAGCGGTCCATTATCGCCCGGACAATCGTCACCTATCCCAAGGAGCTAGGCAAGTACAACGCCTCTAAGCATGAATGGGTATTTGTTAACGGATCTATTATCGAGCTCGCCTATTTCGATAGCGACATGCACAAGGCTAATTATGCGGGCGCAGAGTACGATGTTATCCGTTGGGAGGAGCTAACCCACTTCGAAGAGGGTTGGTACACCTTCATGCTGTCCCGGCTTCGGGGATCTACGCCGTATCCGCGGTACGTTAAGAGTACAACTAACCCAGGGAGTGTTGGACATGCGTGGGTTAAAAAGCGGTTTATAGATATTGGCGTATGGGAGCGGGTGCACGAGGTTCAGGAAACGGACGATAGCGGTACGCCGCTTGTCCATCCCGATACCGGAGAGCCGGTCATTTCCCGGCGTATCTTTATCCCGGCGAAGGTGCAGGATAATCCAGCGCTGCTGGATGCTGATCCTAATTACATTGTGCGACTGATGCAACTTCCCGAGCAGGAGCGTAAGCAGTTGCTTGATGGGGATTGGGACACGTTTGCGGGGCAGTATTTCAGCGAGTTCAGCCGCGTCTTGCACGTCGTGGAGCCTTTCGATATCCCGCGCGAGTGGAAGAGGTACAGGGCGCTGGATGAAGGCTATACGGATCCATTTGTATGCTTGTGGATCGCCTTGGCTCCAGATGAGACAGCTTACCTATACCGGGAGTTGTCCCAGACAAAGCTCCTCACTTCAGAGCAAGTGGAGCGAGTTAGACTTAACAGCCCGGTATCAGAGCTCTATCAGTACAGTGTCGCAGATACCTCCTTTTGGAATAAATCCAAGACGGAGAATATCACACCGGCAGAGATATTTTCGCAGAAGGATGTACCACTTATCCAGGCAAAAAAAGAGCGCGTGAATGGCTGGAAGCGGCTACGTGAGTGGCTACACCCGTATGACGCTATTGATCACGTGACAGGTAACACATACCGGACAGCCAAACTTAAAATATTTAGCACATGTCTTAAGGCTATCGAAGCGATTCCGGCAATGGTACACGATGATAAGCAGGTTGAGGACGTAGCTGCACACCCGCTTGACCACATCCCGGACGCACTCCGCTATTGGGTGATGAGTCAGCCGACGCCAGCTAGAGGTGAGGGGGCTTGGGGCGCTAATCCTGAGTCACTACCTGACCGACGTTCTGACTTTGACCAGGATGACGATGAAGACGATCAACCCAAGGTTCAAGGGTTCTGGTAATGAATACGGTATGCAGGACTACTTCACAAAACACAAGATTTTGTGAATATGTCTAAATCGCTTATCCCTTGATGTATAAGGGTTTTTCAATTTCTCGCTAAGTTTGGTTTATGCATAGAATATACACGAACCCCGGAACCTGCATGGTTGCGGGGTTTTTGATTTTAGAAGAGTTCAGATAAAAAGCATAAATATGCAGTAAGGAGGGTGAAACAAAGTGACACCTGAGGAATTAAAAGAGGCTAATTTGCTTGCAGATGAGATTAAGGAGTTAGAGCAGTTTATAAGCCGAGCAGAAAAGGTATGGACAGGTAAAATCATCAAGAGAATATCAAAATTCATATTTAGAACCAATGGTTACGGCGCACTGTCATCCGAAGAATACCAAATGGATACCGAAATGAAGAACAGAGTTTTAGACGTGTTACGAGATAGATTAACTGAGCTTAAGAAGCAATTACATAACTTGTGAAAAGGAGGACTGAAAGATGGTATATGCATTCACTTTTTTGGCTTTGGCTGTTATCGGGTTCTTGTGCTTGCGGATCCACGTCCAGGATAAGACGATCCGGGAGCTGACCGACAAGCTAATGGCGAGGAACTACACAGAGTATGTTTCCATGACCAGAGCAAGAGAAGACCCGCCTCCGGATCTAACTAGCCGGAAACCTATTAGCTGGTACGATGACCCGAATATTCCAGACGTCAGAGGTGATGACTCATGAGCTTATTGCAGAAGGTCCGAGGAATCTTCACGGATGATACTGAGCGCCAGGCATCAACCAACCCGAACACACCAGAACAGCAGCATATCTGGGATACGGTAAATCAGGATTATCAAATATTCAAGTCTGCACGGCAGCCGATGGAGTCAATATGGCGGCAAGAACAACGTTTCTACATGGGCGACCATTGGCGCGGCTTGCGGTCGGAAGCTGTCTCTAAGCTTCGGCCTGATGCCGTGGAGAACATCACCTTTAGCCAGATAGAATCCATTGTCGGTAAGTTGACTGGATGGATGCCGTATCCGGATTTTGAGGCTATGGAGCCGGGCGATGAAGAAAAGGCTCGGGACCTGAATGATTTCATGCCGTATGAGTTGCGGCAGATTAAGTTTAGGCATAAGCATATCCGTGCAGTGCGCAGGTGCGTGATTCACGGACCGCTGATTTACAAGACGATATTCGACCCGACAGTCGAAGGTGGTCGAGGTTTGAGGCGGTACACCGGACGGAACGATATTCTTCCGGTTGATTTGGGCAGTTTCTTTCCGGATCCTCGTATTTCTGACTTTATCTATTTGCAGGATATGTCTGCAATCATCGTCCACACTCGCAGGCCCTTAGAGTATTTTAAAAAGCGATGGAAGAATCAGGGACCCAAGGTGATGCAGGACAACACCAGTGTAGACGCGGAAATTTTCAGCACGGATGTTTATGACACAATCGGAGGAAGTCCATCATCTGATACGCAGGTGAATGACAAGACAGCAGGACTAATCGAATACTGGTATCGAGGACTGCCTAAAATTGTGAGCAAAGAGGACAAAGAGTTATTTGCTGAGTTGGCTAATGATCGTCTGATGCAAGGAATTGACCCGTCGGAAGCCTTGGCTAAAGCAGAAGGAAACATGGAGGGTGTCCATTGCATCTACGTGTCTACATCCGGCGTATTTTTGGAGCATAAAGCCTATGTGTACGATCACGGCCAATATCCGTTTACGGCAAGAACACTGTACCCCGAAGAGGGTAACCCATGGGGAAAGGGCTTCATGCGTGACATGATCAAGCCACAGATTTTCAAGAACAAGTATTCGGAGATTGCGATTGAGACGATGGCCAAGCAAGGCGGCTCCGGAATCATGTATGAAGAAGGTGCCATTACTAAGCCACGCACGTGGCAGGAGCAACGAGGTATGCCCGGCGCGATGCTTCCAGTTGCTCAGGGGCGTATGGGTGACGTGAAGGAGCTCCAAGGTGTCAGCGTACCGGGAACTATTTTCAACAGCCTCAGCTATTACGATGAGATGCTGCAGAAGATTCCAGGCATGTTCGACTCAGCAAATGGAGCCTCGAATAGCAGTGTGACCTCCGGGGAGCAAGCGAAGGCCCTGATAGCAGCGGCAGGCACTCGGTTGAATACAGTGTCTGATCTGATATCAGAGGCGCTGGAGGATGTATTTGCACAGTATGTGGAATTGATCGCTCAGTTCTATACTGAGGAGAGGATTGCTCGGGTGACCGGTCGTCAGGTCAGTATGAGTCGAGATTCTCTTGTTTCTCGCGTTCCGACGGAATACGATGCGGGCGAACAGGTACTAGAGCCGGAGACAGGAGAGATGTTGCTGGACATTCGTCCTGTGCAAGAGGAGTTCGTGCCTGAGTTTGACTTGGTGGTCAATATCGGGATTGATAAGCCACAGGATCGGGAGTACTGGTTGCAGCTAGCTTTCAACCTCATGAAGATGCAAGACCCGATTACAGGGCTCCCGATGATCGACGCCGAGGCCGTTCGCTATGTAATTCAAACGGGGCGAATGGAATCTATGGACGTAATCAAGCGCAGAATTGAGGATCAGTCAGGACGAGAGCAGCAGTTCAATCAGGCTGTTCAGCAATCGCAGCAGCTTCAGCAGGAGAATCAGCAGATGCAAGTAGCCCTGCAGCAGTTGACGGACCAGAAAGTACAGCAGGAAATGCAAACCCGCCAAGCGGATCAGCAAATGAAGCAACAGCGTCTGGAACTGGATGCTGCTAAGACAGCTAACGAAATCATGAAATCAAATCAGGTTATACCGGGCTTGCGCTGAGACTGCGTAAGCCTATTTTATTACTGCCGCCACCCATAGCGGATTCGAGGAGGATAACCATGGAAAATGAAGTGAATCAGCCCGCCCCCCATAGCGAGGAAGTCACAGAACAGCCGGCCAACCCACAGGCCGACGAGCAAGCGCACGCTTTGAAATCTGCCTATGCCTCTTTTGGCCTTGATTATCCAAAAGAGACGGAAGAAACCGAAGAGGACGGAAAAGCCGATCCACCCACAGACGGTGAACCCGATGAACCTCAAAAGGGGATTACAGTCAAGTACAACGGCAAGGACGTATTTATTCCGGATGAAGAAGTTGCTGTTCACGCTCGCAAAGGCCTGAACTATGACAAGGTCGAAGGCCGGGCGAAGCAATATGAGTCGGCCCTTGATCGTTTGGCCAGACAGCAGGGATTCAAGGACCACGCTGATCTGCTGGCCAACTTGGATGCCATCGAGCAGAAACAGGTTCAGCAGCAGCGCGACCAATTTGATCAGTTGAAGAAGCAACTTCGTGATGATGCGGAAGCTTCGGGCATCGATCCTAATATCCTTGATCAGTATCTGGACAACCATCCGCTGCTGAAACAGGCCCGAGAGGTTGTCTCCCGCAGTGAGCAGGACCAACAGAAACGCCAGCAAGAGAAGAGCCAGCAACAACTCTTGCAGGGATGGGAGACGCTGTTCCGTAAATATCCGCAACTCGCTGACCAGGTGGACGCTGAGAAGGGTTCAGCGACATGGCTTACACAGGAGATGCAGTCCCGTCTACAACGCGGATATGATCCGGTGGACGCCTATGAGCTTGTTCACCGCGATAACATCCTGGCGGACGAGCGGAAGCGTGCAGAACAATCGGTCATTAAGAATCAGCGGCTGAACAAGCGGTCACAGGTTGAGAAGGCGGGCGGTGCAGATTTGGAGCCAGGTGCACCGGAAGAGCTTACTTCCGCATTCGCCATGTTCGGCCTGGATCCGAAACAAGCAAACAAGTACGCAAAAAACTTTGAAAATTAGGAGGCGTTGAAGGATGGCGCAAGGTTTTAAGTATGTGTACAACGATTACGGGAAGGATCCGACCCGTATCACAGAATTTCTGATGACGAACAGCGAGGCTGGTAGCGCAGGAGAAGCCGTTAAACTCGTAAATGGTCGATGGACAAAGGCAAGCGGTACAGATGCCGTTGGTGGATTTTTGACTTCCAATGTTACCGGAGGCACGGACCAAGCTTGTGAAGTAATCCTAGCCCGCGAGGGAGACTGGTACGATGCCCCATATACCGGAACGGCAGATGCTGGATTTGTTTCTGGTGCGACCGAGGTAGCACTAGCAACTGACGGACTTTCCGTTGATTCGGCTACTGTTGCTGATGGGGCTGTAGCCGTTTTGTCTATTAATACCAACAAGAAGACGGCTCGAGTCAAAGTTAAGAACCGTCAGTTTTCTTAATCGATAAAGGATAAGGAGGAAATACCCTATGCAAACAGCACTTCGTTGGGATCCGCGAGTCTTGGAACCAATTTTCAAAGAACTTTACTCGTTGGAAATGAAAAACAAGAAGGACTTTATCCCGCTGCTTTATAACGTTACGACATCGTCAAAGAGAATGGAGTCTTATGACGGTATCGGCGGCGAGGGCTTGATGGAAGAATGGAGTCGTTCGAATAATCAGGTCTATTATGAGGACATCGACGAGCTCTGGCAGAAGGTCATCAAGAATCGCAAGTTCTCTGACGGCCGTATCATCGAGCGAGATTTCATTGATGATCTTCAGCTAACTGAGATCAAGCGACGCATTGCTTCCCTTGCTGACTCTGTTTACAAGACGCAGCAACTTCAAGCCGTAGAATTCCTAGTAAATGCCTTCACCGCTACCGGCCCCAACTGGCGCGGTCGTGATGAGAGTTATGTGGGGCCTGACGGAAAACCTCTCTGTGCAGAGGATCACCCATTCAGCCCTACGAACAGCACAGACGTGCAGTCCAACCTGGGCACATCGGCGCTAACTATTGATTCGTGGGACGCTACAGCGGTAGCGATGCAGGAATGGGTAGATGATAAGGGCAACACCATGGCCGTTATCCCAGACACTCTGATTGTGGCTCCTTACAATGCTCGTGCAGCATTTAAGATCGCAGGCCTGCCGGACGCGGAGCTTCCTAAGTACGAACCAGGAAGCAATAACTTTGATGCTAATATGTATATGGGCAATATCAAGGTTATTGTCAATCCGTTCATCAGTCCGAAGAATCGCAAAAACTGGTTCGCCGCCGATTCAGCAAGAATGAAGCAATTCAACATCTGGCAGTGGAGACGAAAGGTCGAGAACGGCACGATGACCGACTTTGATACAGAAGCAACTAAGCACAAGGCAATCGGTCGCTGGGGCTACGGCTTCACGAACTACTCGTTCATCTATGGACATAACGTCCAGTAATACAGCAATCAAGTAGAGGGGGCTTCCGGCTCCCTTTCCTTGTTTTAAGCATTCATGCTTTGAGTCTTTAAAAGAAGGAAGGTGGAGTAATGTTCCGTGATGAACTTGATGCTTTGAATGCAATTCATGCAGAACAGTGTAGGACAAATGAACTGTTGGAACAACTATTGAGTTCCAAGCATAGAGAGGAGGGGCAGCAGGATGCTCGTAAGGGACGTAGTGGAGGAAATCGCAGAAAAGGCGCCGAATTACCTGTCACCGCAGTCGATCCTGCGGAAAATAACTCAGGTAAGGGACCGACTTCTTAGGGAATCAGGTTCGGCACAACAGCAGGCTGAAACAGTATGTACGGCCATCGATATAGTTGAAGGGCAGAGTCAGTATAGCCTACCATGCCCACCAGGTAATGTCGTTGATGTCGATATCCTTTGGGAAGGCGACTGGCGCAGGTTGACCTTTCGTCAGTTCCATCAGGATTCGATTAAGCCCTATTACTATTTTCAGGCGGGAGTGATAGGGCTTGTTCCCGCCCCAGATGGTGACATTACTCAGGGATTGAAGCTTTTTCATATACCGGTATTGGCGCCGCTAACTGTTTCGGATATGGACGGGATGACCGGATTTGATCCGGATTACGATATGGTGCTTGTTTATGGAGTCCTCCGGGAGCTCTCCGGAGGGTATGACGGATTGTACCAGCAGTTATTGAATGATTGGAAAACTGCAAATAGCGGCTTTGAAAAATATGTCGTAAAAGAAAGATGGTGAACACGATGAGAAGCAGATTCCCATGGAGGGACACGAGCGAGGACATTGCAGAGCAATCAAAACCGCAATGGGAGACTCCGGCAGGAGCCCAGGAAAAAGCAGATAAGGCTGAGCGGGATGCAAAGGAGTATTCCGATGAAAGGCTGGCTGCTCACGTTGGGACTGGGGGCGAAGCCCACGCACTAGCCGTTCCAGGTGGCGAGGCGGGATTTATTTCCGGCGCGGATCAGGCCAAGTTGAATGACATCCAAGCCGGTGCAGAGGTTAATCAAAATGCTTTTTCGCGCATTAACGACATCTCGGCCGGTCAAAAAGAGGATGGTGTAACCTTTACAGCAGGAGTAGGTATCACGGTTACACCGGATCCAACTAATAAGGAAATCAGAATTACTAGCACCGGTACGGCTATCCCTGGACCGCACGGAACAGAACATGTAGGAAACGGAGCAGATCCGATCCCGGAGGCCACCGAGACGGTCAGTGGGTTGATGAGCGCTGCCGATAAAGCGGCTCTTGCCTCGGTCGTTGGGGATGTCGAGAGCCTAGCCGGCGCCGGCAGAACAACGGAAACGGTGAAAGGGAATGCCGATGCGATCGCGGACGTTACTGCGCAGTTGGCGGAAAAAGCGAATAAGCGCTGGTTTGACGTAAAAGATTATGGAGCTAAAGGGGACGGGGCGACAGACGACACAGCAGCGTTCCAATCCACTATAAATGCAGTTGCTGCTATCGGTGGAGGTACGGTATTGATTCCTGCTGGAATTTACATTATAACCTCCGTAACAGTAGGTGCAAGCACCCTATTCACCTCTACCGGGGCAACATTAAGATTCAAAAACGGCCTTAATACAGTAACTAATATGTTTAGCATCACAACCAATGGTATTAATGTTGAGTTCAAAGGAATTATTTTTGATGGCAATAAGGACGCACACACACAACCAAATGCTTCTAATTCGTTATATTATCGGATAATCCAGTGGAGACATTCACGCAACACAGTAGTGGATAAAAACTCCTATATCTATGTAGATAATTGTTATTTTATTAACACGACATCAAATGCATTATATTTACAAGGATACAAAGAAACGGCTAACAATGTTCCAAGTAAAAAGTTCTTTATATTGATAAAGAATAGTTATTTTGAAAAAGGCTACGAGAATTACGCGGGTTACATTGATACGAATATTGTCTCAGTAAATGGAAACACGAGAACTGTTATTGAATCAAATCGTTTCATAAAAAATGAGGCGATATCATTAAGAGGGTTAAGTGCAATTACTATTTCAACCGAGGATACAACTGAAGAAGCATCTATATCGTCAGTTATTATGAATAACTATTTCGATGGTTACGGTCGCCAATCAATGTCGGGTTTAGGTGGTATAGGTGTAGTTGAGTTTTATGCATCCGGCGATGGAATCATAGTTTCTAATAACGAATTTAGGAACATATACAACTCGGCTATTCGCGGTAAAACAAACGCCAAAAATATTATTGTGAATAATAATATTATCGATGGTATGTATGTTGATGCTAATACTATGGATCGCGGATACGGGATTGCAATAAATCGAGGGACGCATTTCGAAATCCACGATAACTACCAGATTACAAATAATATCATCAGTAATGTTAATGGCACAGGTATATCCGTAATTGGTTCTTCTAAAAGTTTTACCCCAAGTGGAAAAGCTAAGAACATCATAATATCTGGTAATATATGTGACATAGTTCCGTATGTTGGGTTAAATGCTTATGGAGTGTATGTATCAAACTTTGAAAATGCAACTATAACGGATAATGAAGTTTCCGGTATTTACAATGGCATTCATATATCCGACTGCAAATTTACTGCCATTGTTGAAAACAATCAAATCACAAATGCAACAAACTCTTTTTTATATGTTCAAACATACGTAACAGGAGAATCAGGTTACGTTGACTTTGACGCCAATATAATCGTAAGAGGCAATACATTAAGAACAACAATCGATCCCAGCGCTACTTCGTTCAGGTGTATATACGCTGAATCCATTAGAAACATTCTAGTAACTGATAACATCATGCAAATTTCGGGCACAACACAACCGCAAAATTTTCTAAGGACCGGAAACAATGTTTTGGGATTAGTTATGGCGAATAACAATATTTTGTCTGGTATAGCAACCGCAAGCTTTTTTACTATAATATCAGGCACTCTCGTAAAATCAGGAAATTATAATAATGGGACTGTAGTGCCTTAACCAAATAGTGTATAATATTCCCTAATAAACCACGTAATTAAGTACATTATAAAAGGTGATAAATATTGAAAATTTCTATTTTCGGCAGTTGTGTAACCAGAGATGTTTACAGAGTGGCTGGTATTACGAATGTTAATTTCAATTATCACGCACGTACATCTGTAATCAGCCAAATGAGCAGGCCTGTATTGGAATTCATAGACAAGATAAATCTTGAATCTGGGTTCCAAAAGAGAATGGTTATGAATGATGTTCAAAAAGGGTTTAATGATACCATACTTGATTCTGAAATTTTAATTATTGATTTTGTCGACGAGCGATTTGACTTAGTTAGATATGGAGATTCTTATTTACTTCGATCTGTTGAATTTTTAAATAGTGGTCTTGAAGCATCCTACAGGTTTGAAAAAATACCAAGATTCCAAGAACCTACCCATAAGTTATGGGAAAGCAGCCTAGAGATATTCGTTAGTCGTTTAGTATCCATCATTCCAGTTGATCGAATCGTATTGCATGAAGCATATTGGGCCGATTCATTTTTAAATCAAGACGGAGTAATAGAACGATTTGATAACCCGGAGCAAATCAAAAAAAACAATGCTATGCTTAAAAGATATTATGAAAGATTCAAATCTTTCTGCCCGGGATTAAAAATAGTATCATCTAAACCTATTGGAGATGTTCGTCATACCTGGGGCAAATCTCCTGTTCATTATACAGATGCTTACTATCTTGATATTTATCAGCAATTAATAGTCTAGCTTATTAATTTTATTGCACTTTTGGACGATTTAGCGCAGCAATAATCCAAAGAAAAGAGGGTGCTAGTGTGGAAGCATTCATAGGAACCATTTGTGAAAATACAAACCTAATGACCATCCGCGGAAAGCAGGGAGAAATCCTGAGATTCGAAAACAACGGCGATATATTTGTTCACGGTAATCTAGTAGAGAATGATGCTCAAGTTGTTTCTGCTTTTCGTGAGTTTCTTACTGAGCAGGGTTTGTTGAGATAGTACGAATAGGATGATGATCAATACCGCGAGCGTATCCCTTCCTGGGTGCGCTCTTTATTTGTTCGGAAAGGAGTTGTGAAAATGAATATTGGTGAGATCATCGGCGAAGCGGATTTGCTCGTTCCGAATGAAGTGCCGGCTGCTGACAAGCTAATTTGGATCAATGCGATTAACCAGGATTTTTTCAACGTAGTCAAGATACCGAAAATTGCGAAGTTTTCGACTACTGCGGCTATGCAGGATTATATTCTGTCTGATGATGTTCGATCGAAGAATATCGATCTGGTCATGGTCGGGATGTTCCGCTATATGAGCCTTGACCGAGAGGCAGTAACGCCTGCACAGAATGCCTATAGCTTCGATGATTCGAGTCGTACGCTGACGCTCTATCCCGCCCCCTATTCCGTTCTACAGGGCGTCTTGCGCTATCGAAGAATTGCAACCACCGCCTTCACGTCGTCAAACCTGCTAGCTTCTCCGGATGCTCCCGAGGAGTATCACTGGACTTATGTACCGGCGCTGGCTGCGCACCTAGCAAACTCACAGGATGATAGCGTTAAGGCGGCCAATTATGAGAATGAGTATAAAGCGGCATGGAACGTCGCAGCTCAGAACTACCAAGGGGGTGATAGCTGATGAAGGTTATTCAGTATGCAACTTCCGAAAAACAACCTTTGCCTGGTGTACTACCCCCTGTACCTATTCGAGACTTTAAGGGCCTTAATGGTTTTGATCCGTTATCCATCGGCGAGAACTACTTTACGAATATGCAGAATATGACGTCTGACGACTATCCGGCCATCTCCACTAGGCCGGGTTATTCGGTTATAGGTAGCGGTGGATCCCGTGTCCTCGGGATAGGAGTTTGGAAAGATCGTGAGCTGCATGTCGTATTCAATGACGGAACTTGGCGGCGCTGGAATGGGTCGTCCTGGAGTACATTGGCAACTGGTCTCAGTACAACTGCTGAATGGTCGTTTACCAACTTTCAAGGCAACCTCTCCGACGTAAACCTAATTGGTTGCAATGGAGTGGATCCTGTAAAGAAGTATGACGGTTCCAGCGTGACCAATCTGAGCGGGGCGCCGCAGAACGGGAAGTATATGACCACCTATCAGAACAGACTATGGTGCGCGGTAGGGAAGGAGTTATGGGCCTGTGCGCAGGACAAGCCGACGACATGGGATAAGTTTACAGGAAACCTCGATGATAGCTACCGGAAGAAGATTGAGTCCCGCCGTGGTGAGGATATTAACATGCTTTCCGGTAGCCTATCCAAGCTTACGATCGGTATGCCGGGTAGCCTGCACGAGTTATACGGTTCGCTTCCTTCCGACTTCAATACGAAGCTGATCACCGAGGATACAGGGCTAGCGAATCACAAAGCCGCAATCACGCAGGATGGATTCATGCGGTTCATGCATTCGAGCGGGATATATGAGTACGGTGGCGGTATGCCGCCGGAGAAATCTTTCTCCGAAATCGTCGGAAGATTCATAGACGGGATCACAGACCAAAGCGCTGCGGGTTCGGATGGTAGAAAGCTCTATTTCAACATCCCTTCTGATCGCATGCTGGTATTTGACCCGAGATCCGGAATTCAGGCTTGGAGCAAGTGGAGCGGGATTCGTGCGGTCCATTTCTCCGTCATGCAAAACAAGTTGTATATCGGGGACGCTCAGGGGCGTATGCTTCGCCTGGAAGGGACAACTGATAACGGAAATGATATCTCTTGGTCAGCGACAACCAAGCCCTTTAACGGCGGCTCAGCCGCTCAGAAGATGCGTTGGTACAAGATGTGGATGGTTGTTGAGCTATCAGGAACGATGCAGATACATCTATCTCCATCGATTCAGGGCGAGGATTGGTCGCTGGTTCAGACGCTAACGGGATCCGGCACACAAGTAAGGCGTGTGATCATACCTGTTGCAAGCTTCGCTCGTGAAAATTGGGTTCGAGTGAAGTTCAGCGGAACCGGTTGGGCGAAGATTCACGAGTTTACACGACAAACGCGGCAGTTGCCGCTGTACTGAAGGAGGGATAATGTATGTCTCTATGGAACGATTCGCCGCGGCTTACGTCTCCGCCGCAAACAAATGATGTCGCTGTGATCTTGGATTATGTGAAAGGTCTGGCCAATACGGTTGCAAAGATGGCAAAGGATCTGGAGTTTATTCTGAACGGTAATGTTGCCTTTGATAACATCCGAGCTGAAGGCATTGAAGCAAAGAATATCAAGGCAGAAGCCATTACGACAGATAAGCTTCAAGCGGGTGCGGTTATTGCAGAAAAGATCGACGTGAATGAGTTGTCGGCAATCTCGGCGAACTTGGGACACATCCTGGCAGGATTAATAGAAGCTGTAGAAATTTACGGGTCATATATATCGACGAATCGAATAGGTTATCCCCGGGCTGAAATGAGCAATATAGATAATTTGTTCAGTGCGAGTCAATCTGCTGTTAGTAACGTTAAAATAGAAGCGGTAGGTCGCCAGGCGAGTTCGCCAGAGGTATCTGTTAATAGTGGACAAGGAAGCATGACTCTTTTTCAACAAGGTGGACAATCTGGCATACTTGCTAGCGGTCCAGCAGGACTTACCTTGTTTGGAGTGGATATTAACTTAAGCCCTCTTTCTTTTGGTCGGGTGAACGTCCCATTCTCTCAATTATTTGATACTGAAACCAATACTTCACTCAGAGATCAACTTGATGGGTAGCCTGTATATGGTATAATAGTGCCAAAATATTACACTGAGGTGCTGCCTGTATGAAGAAATATAAAGGTCTATTATTAGTTGTTGCGGGATTCGTACTCGGTGTTGCCTTCGCTTATGTTCCGACACTTGAAGCGGCAACATCAAAACTATTAGGCAGTAAAGTAAATGTAGTTCTGGACGTTAAAATTGCGGATAAGTCAATCGGTGAAGGGGCGGTTATAAACGGAACAACTCTCGTCCCTCTAAGAGTTATCGCGGAAGAAGCCAGAATGGAGGTTCTCAAAGTGGATTCAAAAGAAGTTGTTTTGTCTGAACCATCAAATGATATCGATGTTGCGCCTAACGTAAACGCTAGTGAGATAAATGAAAGAATCTCAGAGCTAAATAAGAAGATAAAGAATGCAAAATCGGTACTGGCTAATAAGGAGGGTGCGCTGCGGCAAATTAAAACCAGCCAAGAATATCTAACCAATTATGAGAAATTCAAAGATAGCGGAAGCGAACTATATTCTGAGGAGTACCGTAAGGTTGAGCTTGAGAAAATGAACAACCTTCAAAAAATACTTGATGATGCTGAATTAAATCTTCCTCTGTGGGAGAGAGAACTCGTTCAATTAGAAACCCAACTAGTTGAATCGAAAGCCACGAAGTGACTATAATTATTTTGGGCATAGCTTCAATCGTGGGCTCTTGGGCTATATATTATTTGATCGCTCTCGTGGCAGATAGCATATATGGTAAATGGCGTCGCTTTTTCTTTCTAGTGACCATTGTCTATTCAATAGTATTACCTTTCTGGATTTACGAGAAATGGGCAGATGCACTTGTTACCAGTTTTTTATTTTCTATGATTTTGGCTTTTGGGGAAAGCGTCCTGGTCAGGCACATCAGGGATAAAATGGAGTTTGATGAGTTAGTTATTACCAAAATAGAGGATCTAGAACGAGCAGTAGATGAATTAAAAAATAATAAATAGGCTTAGGTGGAGTCCTCCAAGTGAGGGCTCTTTTCTATTATCCGAAAGGAGGGTTACTATGGCTACAATCTATGATTACGGCATCAGGGACGCCCTAAACAAGAAGGGAGTCGATAATGCACGGATCGGCTATTCAAACGGATATGTCACGATCGACGGTAAGAATTTTATCAAGTCTGACGCGAGTAACAACGGTAGGGCTTTAACTTCTCAGCAGAATTTTGACAGCACTTGGAACCAGTACAGTCAGCCCAGCAAAGCAAGTCCGACGACAAGCCCAATGGTGCAGGCGGCAAATACGGTTAAATCAACACCACAGGCGACCTATACGCCACCAACGAGCCCCACCGCGGATACTCTCGGTCGGATTAACGACTTCATCAGTAAGCAAGCGGCTTTTCAATACACGACTCCAGAAGCATTTTCTTACGATCAAACGACGGATCCAGCGTATCAGGCACAGCTTGCAGAGGCTAAGCGAAATGTAGAGAACCAGCAGATCGATACGAATGCTATGCTTCGGGCGAGTGGTCAGGGGCAGTCTTCTTGGTCCGAGACGGTTGCGAACCAGATCGGAACGAATGCCATGAAGAGTATTGCAAATGACCTTGTTCCTGCCCTGATGCAACAGGCATACCAACGATATAACGATGATGCTAACCGAAATCTTCAAGTGCAGCAGCTTAACTATGGTGTTGGACAGGATGCGATCGGTAATTTAAGCAATCTGTACGGCCTCCAAGACAACGAGTATTTCCAGAAGCCGATTACTGAAGCTCAGCTAACAGGTAACTACTTGCCGACAGAAGCGAGGCAGGTTATTAATCAAATTCTCGGACTGAAACAACAAGCAGAGTCTTCGGGTGTAACTGCTCAGGAAAGAGCAGGGCTTAGCCAGCAGGCTGACACGCTTCGAAGTCAGTTACAAGCTATGGGAATTGATCCTAGTTTCTATGGAGCGGATCGTACCCGCGACCAGGCGAGCAGTAATAACCCGGGTATTAGAACTCTGGCAGGCCAACAACTTGACTTGGCGCGTAACGATCAAGCGTTCAACCAACAGTTTAGCCAAGAGCAGTTCGCATACCAGAAAGCACGTGACGCTATCTCGGATCAACAATGGAAAATGCAGTTTGATCAGAGCGTTCAGCAGTTTGGGCTTAACTACGGATTGCAAATGCTCGCGGAGAATAACCAGCAGGCATACCGTCAAGCTTCGTTGGCGCTTTCGCAGGATGATAACGCACGAGCATGGGCTCAACTGGATTACGAGATGAGCAATCCTTCATCCTCTTCCAGCGGTGGCTTGACTGCAAACCAAGTACTCCAATCCATGCAAAGTCTGTACACCGTCCCGACTTTTACAACTGATGAGTTCGGCAATCAAACAAAGACGGGAAGCAAAATTACAACCGATGCTGCCCAACGAGAGCAGATGTTCCTTAACGTCGTCGATTCGGGCTTGTCTGACGCGGAGACAAATCAGATTCTCAATTCACTCGGTATGACAAAGACGGAAATAGACAAGTACATGAAGAAATACGGAGCTTCTTCGGGAAACTGAGTAGCCCCGGCAAGTCCGGGGCCAGTAAGTACACCAACTATTACAAGATGAAACAGGACGCTGCAGGTAACCCCGCGGGATTTACTGCCGCATCGGCAGCTGTGGGTAGAGCAATCAAGACACTTAAGCTTCCGGCGGAGTGGATAACTCCTACTCTTGAATTGGTTGCGCGCGAGTCAAGCTTTAATCATAAAGCTAAAAATCCCAAGTCCTCTGCAGAGGGCTTATTTCAGTTTCTCGATGCTACCAGGGCTAATTACGGCGGCGACAAAGTGGACTGGAGCGATCCTTATCAGCAGGCTCTCGCTGGGCTTAAGTACATCAAGGATCGCTATAAGACGCCGGAGAAAGCGCTGGAGCATTGGGATAAAAATAAGTGGTACTAAGGCGGTGATATAGTGGCAAGTCAGTTTGATTTAATACGTAACCGCGAACGAGGGGATGAAGCTAGAAAGCGAGTAATGGAGCGGGTTAATAATCCCGCTTCTGCTCCTGCCGTGACATCTTCAAAGTTTGATGCAATCCGGAAGAGGTCGACCGTTCCAACAAGCAATATCGGGACGCCGATGTCTGAGTTACAGCCCAAGTACGGAGTAGTCACACCGCTAAATCTTATGAATGCCGCAGTATACGACTCGCTGTCTAAGCAGGCGGAGCAACCTCAGATTACAGAGTACGAAAAAGGTATTTCTGATATCAATGCGAGCGGCGCTCCTGCACCGATTAAAGCATATGCCAAAGCAATGAACTGGCTGACCTATGGCAACCCTGTCGGCAAGTTTATATCCCGTGCTGGTCACCAAGCCGATAGTGTACTGTCTGGCGGCAAGCCTGCTACCATCCAACCGGATACCGGCAGCAAGATAGCCAACAAGGTAGCTGACATTGCAGGTGTGGGACTGACTATAGCGGTCCCTACGGGCGCTCCGGTTAATACAGGACCGCTTGCCGGATCTTATAAGTTGACTGATGACCTGATGTCCCTGCCTGCGGCTCAGCGAGTGGAACAGGGAATTGCTAATAAGCTGGCAGAAGGGTTCAAACCGCAACTGGCACAGAAGATCACCCGAGAAGCGATCCGAGAAGGCGGTGCGGGAACGGTTCAGGGCTTGGCAACAGGCATGATGACGGCAGACACAGATAATAAGGACTTGCTTGTCTCAGCAGCAACTGGAGGGGCGCTTGGGGTTGGTCTTGGCGGTCTGATGCCAATTGTCGGATCAGGCTTGTCTAAGCTGCTCAAACGAAACGGTATTCCGGAGAATGAGATTGCTGAAATCCTCGCCTTACCTGAAGGGGAGTTGGATACCCGCTTGGCCGCAGCAGCGGAACGATCTAACCTTGCAGCCGGCACTGATCCGATTATTAACGATTACACCTTTGATCTGCCGGAAGCTACGCCTGGCACAAGGGCGGTTGCCGAGAATGCGGCAGAAGGGCGTACGGCCTTGAAGGAAATCGATCAGGCAATTAATGAACTGAATACTCGCTATGAGCAAGCCGTCATTGATGAATATAAGTTTTTGAAAGAGAGCCGGGATACCCGGGGCGGGTTGCAGCAGGGAGGCTTACAGCGAGACGCGGCAGGAGATGTTATTGGACGTACTGGGCGAATCTCGGATAATCCGCTGTGGTATCAGGAGTTCTTTGCGGCTAATGGTAAGAAGCCTTCCAATAAGGACCTATACGCCCTAGCTCGTGAACGGGTCGATAATGGATTCATGGATGAAGCAGGCCAGGTTCCTTCTTGGCGCGAGACAAATGGTTACGATGATCAACTGTCTGGACTGGTGGCTGTTCGGGAGAATCTGCAGAACGGAATACGCGAGATTGATCCTGCTTTGCGAGTAGTTGACCAGCCTCTCGTATCGCAGGAGCTTCGGGATACACGTATTACGCCAGGCGAGAGAAGACAGCAACCGACGGCACAGATTGATGATATTAACGAGCGCCTGATGAATGGCGGGCAGATATCAGAAGATGATTTGGATTTACTCTTAGCCCAAAACGCAGACCCGGCAGTGAGCACATCTCCGAATCTTCCAACCTTCGATCCAAGTGCTGAACCTATCCTTCGTCCAGGTCAATTCGACGAACCGTCCGGGCTCGGAATATCGGCGGTCAAGAAGCTCGACCCGTATGATTCTCTTAAAACGGATACGCGGTCGCAATTGACGAGTAGGCAGAAGGATGCGATTAAGGGATTAACGATTAAGCCGGATCGACTTTATACGGCTTTGGTTGACGATCTTCACCCGCTGAACCAGCAAGATAAAATTCTTGACGCAGTTATGGGTGAGAAAATACCAACGAATCAGCGAGTACACGACCTTGGACTGGCTTCCCGCGGTGCTGACGTCGTGGCAAAGCGGATTATCACTGATGGTCTGGTGGACGCTAACGGCCAAGTAGTGGGGGATTCACTTAAGAACATCCTGTCCCCACTAAAACCGCTCATGAAGAAGAATAAGCACATCTATGTTGACTTTGAAGATTATCTGTTAAACAAGCACGCTATCACTCGGTTTGAGCGCGGCGAGAAGGTGTTTAGGGATGACCTGAATTGGTCGCCTACCTACGGTTCGCAGAAGGTCGCTGAGTATGAGCGGATGTTCCCACAGTTCAAGGAGATGTCTGAGGGTCTCTATGAATTTCAGAATCAAATGGCGCAGAAGTGGCTCGTAGACACGGGTATGATACCGCAGGATATGCTGAATGCCTGGATAGAGAAGAATCCATTCTATGTACCGAATAAACGTTTCTTCTCCGATCTGGAGAAAACGGGATTAGGCTTCGGTGGCAAGAAGAAAGGATTCGGAAATCAGTCCAATCCGGTTAAGGGGTATCAGGTCGGAGGATCTCAGCGCCTGATTATATCTCCAATCGAAGCCATGATCGAAAACGTGGACGCCTTCGTTAAATCGGCTAAGCGGAACAAGGTCATGCAGCAGTATGTCGAGAACATACAGCGGGCTCCGGAGGATTTCGAACCTTGGGCTGAGATCGTCAAGCAGCCTGAGAAACCGGAGGATATTGCAAAGATCGTTCTGGACGAGGGCGGTCTGGATGAACTGTTATTCCGATTCTCTGCCGACTTTGATAAAGCGATGCAGCGGACGCAGTTGGACAAGGATAATATCGTCCGGGTTCTAATAGATGGAGAAGCACAGCACGTGAAGATCAAAGACAAGCAACTGCTGAGTGCGCTAACGGCACTTGGACCAGAACAATCCGGATTCCTCCTGAATGCTGTAGGAAAGCTAACCAACACAATGAAGCTGCTTACTACGGGTAGTAACCCTGTGTTCTCCTTGACTCGTAACTTGTTCCGGGACATTCCGCAGGCATACATCGCCAGTAAGACAACCAACAATCCACTAGAATTTGTTGTGGATTTGGCTAGCGCAGCGGTTGACATCGGGTTAAAACGAGGTGCGTATAGAGATTTCCTAAATGTCGGCGGCGGGCACGCTTCCGCAATAGCTGCAGACCGTAATCTGCTGGCTCAGAGCAAGAGAGCGATTCTTCCTCAGAGCGGCTTACGCCCCACATTAGGTAGAGTCAAGGATGCTTATGAGAACGTCCTTAACGCGGTGGAGATTGCCCCGCGCCTATCGGAGTTCAAACGGATTCAGCGCCAGGGCGGGGATATCCAAGCAGCGCTGAAAGAGGCGCAGGATTTGACGGTTAACTTTAAGCGCCGCGGAGCATTATCAGGTGAGGTTGATAAGGTATTTCCTTATTTCAACGCCGCAATGCAGGGGATGGATAAGACGGTGCGTACGTACCTAGACGATCCGGCAAAGGCGTTGGTCAAGTCGATTCTAGCTATCACGCTTCCGACTCTGGCGCTGTATGCGATTAACCATGACGACCCTAATTACCAGCAGCTAAGCAATCGGACAAAGGATGCTTATCTCATGATCCCCAAGGGGGGCGGAACCTTCATCAAGATTGCAAAGCCGCAGGAGCAAGGGACCATCTTTTCAGATATTCCGGAACGCCTCATGCGCCTGTTGGCCGAAGAGGATCCAGCCGCATTCAGGGACTTTGCTGACCGATTACGCACAACGCTATTGCCTCCAGGGATACAAGGTGCCGCTAAGGGTGGAGGTCTAACTGACCGATTGCTTGGTGCGGTCGGTGATACGATTCTCGGTCCTGTTGCTGACGTCGCCGCAAATGAAACCTTCAGCGGAGCTCCTATTGTGCCCGGTAATCTAGAAAGGCTGTCTCCTGGACTACAGGCAGACGCTAAGACGACAGATATCGCTCGATGGATCGGGGAGCAGACTTACGGCACACCGTTCGAGCAGAGTCCGAAGAAATTAGACTACCTGGCCCGGCAGTATTCAGGATTCCTTGGACAATTCGGACAGCCGCTCCTGTCTCCTGGGGGTGACGTTGGCTACGCCTTGTCTCAGCAGATGACTGCCGATCCGGTATTCAGCAATGATCTATCGACGGAGTTTTACAACTATAAGGATAAACTCGATCAGGCGTATGCCGACCGAGCGCTGGTTGACCTGCCTGAGTGGTATAGCGACCCCCTGCGCAAGCGGTTGAATAAGATCAGCCAGAACATGTCCGCCGTGCGCAAGGAGATCAGAGAGGTACAGGGAGACACGAGTCTAAGTAATGCGGATAAACGTGCCAAACTTCGTGAGCTGCAGGAGCGGATCAATCGTATGGCCGAGATGGGTAACTCCCTTGCTCGGGAGGTGGTGCCGTACTAATTGAACACAAATAAGCTTCACGCCCTCGGGAGACCGGGGGCTATTTATATTGAGAGGATGATGAGAGTGGATAACGTGTACAAAGCAATTTTGCCAACGCTTAGTGTCGTAGCTGGTTTTTTGTTTGGAGGATGGTCGGTGCTGCTTACAATCTTGCTGGTCTTTATGGTGGGGGACTATATATCTGGCGTGGTCGCTGCCGGATATGAGGGAAAGTTGAGCAGCCGGGTTGGAGGCTGGGGAATTGCACGCAAGATCATGATCTTGGCTATCGTGGCTGTAGCCCACCTGGTTGATACAGCATTAGGTGATGCACACCTATTCCGGGATGCAGCAATCTTTTTTTATTTGAGTAATGAATTATTGAGTCTGCTTGAAAATGCCGGCCGGCTGGGAGCTCCGATCCCGCCGATGTTGCAAAAGGCTATCGCGGTGCTAAGGGGCAAAGGAGGCGACCAGGACAATGACGCTGACACTGGACTACGTAAAGGCTAAATCAGCAAGTAGGTTATCTGGCTTACATCCAGTCGTCCGGCAGGCTACGGAGCGCTTAATCGAGCGATCTTTTGCTAGCGGTGTGCCGATCCTGATTACCCAAGGCTTACGGAGCATTGCTGAGCAGGACGCGTTGTATGCGCAGGGTCGGAGTAAGCCTGGCAAGATCGTCACCAATGCCCGAGGGGGCTATAGTAATCATAACTTTGGGGTTGCTATCGATTTTTGCCTGCTGCAGCCGGACGGTAAATCGGTATCGTGGACGGTCGGTCCGGCGTGGATGAAGGTTGTGGAGATCGCGAAATCTCTTGGATTTGAATGGGGCGGGGATTGGAAGAGCTTTAAGGATTATCCGCATTTTGAGATGTGCTTTGGCCTGACCACAGCACAATACCGCGCAGGCAGACAACCAACGGAGACAGCCATGGCTAAGGCTCTGGCTAAGATCAATAAGGAGGACGACAGTATGACAGCAACAGAGAAAGCAGCATTTGATAAAGTGGTAGCAAGGGTAACGGAGCTGGAAGCAGCGGCTAAACGTGTGCCGGCTCCTAAGTGGTTTGTTGCGGAGTTTGGCAGCGGCGACCTGCGCGGCAAGATCAGCGATCCGGAGTTTACGCTCGGTGAGTGGCGAGTGCTGGCTGTAGGATTGAGAGTCAATGAGTAAGAGTAAAGCCCCTGGCCTATGTGGTTGGGGGCTTTTTTATTTGTCCCTTACCAGTCCGGTAATATGTATTGCCAAATTGGTAAGTCCGTCTTATAATCTAAACAAGAACATAAGTTCGTATATAAAGCGCTAAATTAATTTTTTTAATCCAATTATTCGACGGCATTCGACACTATATTGGTGTTAGAATATGAATACTACTCATTTTAAGGGGGGGCGATAAATAAAAAAGGAAGGATGTGGGTGTTGTGGTATGAGGTGATAATGTTTGTAAAGTGTCACCTTACATTTATCTCGGGGAGAAGCTTACTCTTTATTGTGCCGCTCCCACTGATAAAGGTCCTCCATGTGGCAGCCAAGTACATAAGAAATTGTCTTCATGGCCTCTACTGACATTGAGGATTTATTATTAGCATATTGGGATATCATCTGCCGAGAAATGCCGGATCGTCTAGCTAACTCAGATTGGCTGATACCCCGCTCTTTTAAGCGGACCTTGAGCAAACTTCTCCCACGAGTAAAGTACACGTGGGAGGCCCCTTTCGATTATGTCCTGTCAACGGTAAATTGTACCATGTAGCACTGTCCCAGTAAACTCCAATTCAGCAAAGGGGATTTTTAAACATGAAAAATAACCTTAGAGAGTCTAGATTAAACAGTGGGTATTCTGTAAAAAAAGTGTCTTCCATGGTAAATGTGTCCTCGCAAACACTTTTGAATTACGAAAGAAATCCGGGGAAAACCCCTATTGATGTTTATTATAAGTTGACTTCAATCTATAGAAATCCATCTAAATAAAGCAACAAGACCCCATGACGGGGTCTTGTTTATCTTCATTCTGATTATGTTTTCTCTTACCGATTACCTATAAGAATGAAGAAGAATCAAAAAAAATTCCATTCAATTACAGGGTCGGAGTCTCTATTTAATGTTACTGTGGAAATAAGTCTGCGCAGTGCATTTTTTTGTTCTTCTTCGGTCATGTAATCCCAAGCAACACCAACATCTTTTATGGCGGCTTTAAATTCATTTTTACTTATTGTCGATGTATAGTTATTCAAATTTATTTCGTCAAGATCATTTTCTAAAAATTCCTTCTCTTCTTCTAATTTTTTTATACGACTACTAACAGCAGAAGCCTTTATGTCACCACTTTGAATAGCGTCATAGAGGTTCTCTAAATCTGCCTCAATTTTCTTAACTCGCTCTTTAATGTTTTTTTCAGAATAATCAAACTCATCTTCTTGATCACTTGATTCTAACAATGACTTCATTCTTGAAGGGTACAAAAAAGTTTCTTTAATTTCATCTATAACAAATTTTTCAATTCTTTCCCTGGGGATATAGTTAAGGCTACAGTTATTTGTGCTGTCTTTTTTTCTGACATGTTGATTTTTACATGTGTAGTAATTATAAATATAAACTTTCCCATATTTCTTATCTTTCCTCAAAACGTGAACAATGTTACCACCACAGACGCCACACTTTAGCAACCCAGTTAGTAAATACTCTCCTATTGGAGTGGCCCCTTCTTTTCGTTTCAATGTTTCTCGTTGTGCAGCTTCCCATACTTCCGGATCGATGATCGGCTCATGACTGCCTTCATAAGTTTGGTCGGCGTTAACTAGGTCGCCTTTGTATACAGGTCTCGCTATCATGTCTCTAATGGTGCTGTGGTCGATAGTTCTTTCATTTGTCCGATCGGCAGCCCATTCAGCTATAGACAACCTTGAATTCCCTAAAAGGTAACGCCTAAATATTTCTTTCACGATCCAAGCTTCTTCTGGGACGATTTCAAATTTTTGCAAGCTCTTATTCCAACTATATCCGAAAGGAATTCTTCCTCCGCTCCAAATTCCTTGTCTAATTTTTTCGCGTCTTCCGCTTGTTGTTCTTTCAACAATCATATCTCTTTCAAGCTGAGCAAATACGGCCAACACACCTATCATTGCCTTACCGAAAGCAGTTGACGTTTCGAAAGGCTCTGTTGCTGATTTGAAAACAACATTGTTTGGTTCGAATACATCTTCCAGCAATTTTAAAACATCCTTTTGCTTTCTACTCAACCGATCAAGCTTAAAAACTACAACAGTGTGGATTTTCTTCTCTTCAATATGCCTAATCATTCTTTTCATAGCAGGTCGTTCTAAGTTTGTTCCTGTGTAACCATCGTCTATGTAAATTTTAGTATCATCCCATCCTTGGGATTTACAAAATGCAATCAGTCTTTCTTTTTGAACGTCTAACGAATATCCTTGTTCTGCTTGCTCCTCTGTCGATACGCGGACATAAATAGCAGCATACATATCATCTCACCCACTCATAAGTTAATGACGACCTTTTTTAATTTCCCTAGAACTTTTATGGAATCCTGGTCCTCGTCTGTTTTAAAAATAGGTGCATAATTAGGGTTTTCTGATTGAAGGACTAACATTCCATCATTTTTAAATACTCTCTTTAAATAAACAATTTCATTAATTAGAACAGCTGCGATTTCACCGTCTTCAACATCATCTTGTTTTCTAATTAGCAAAAGATCTCCGTCATAGATTCGAGCATTATTCATACTGTCACCAGTTGCACGGACATAAAAATATTCCCCGCCACGAATCCATGTTTTGGGTGTTGGTTCGTAGCCTTCAACTTCTTCATATGCAACGACTCCATTACCACAAGAAACACGTCCAACTATAGGCAAATTCACTGTGTTCAACTCTTCAAGACTCAAGCCGAGAAATGACTCAGCTCCTTCAATGAGCTGAGGAATGCCAACTTCAAGAGCTGAGGAAATATCATCCAAACGATCCATGTCTATTTTAATCTCACCATTTTCATAGCGTTGAATTGTTTTTTTCGTCAGCCCAACGCGCTCTGCTAGGTCTTGAAGACTGAAATTACGAATTGCACGATATTTTTTGATGTTGTTTCCAACAACCAGATAAAACAGTTTTGAACCATTGCTATTAGACATTTTTGTCCGCCTTCCTCTTAAAATATATCCCAATTTAAACACAAAAAGACACGAAAAGCAACAAAAAAATCAAATCGTGTCTTTTTGTGGTTGACCGTGGTAAGGTTCGGTGCTATAGTTAAGGTGTCTTAAAAAGACACGGTGAGAGGGAGGTGACATAATGCCACTGACTATCAAAGCAGCTCGCGTCATCGCCGGTCTATCGAGAAAACAGGTTGCTCAACAACTAAACTTATCGGTTAGCGGATACACCAAGAAAGAAGAAGGTAAATCCAAGTTCTATATTGATGAAGTTGTTGTTTTAAGCGATCTATTCAAGGTGGACATGCAAAATTTTTTTGAAGTTGAGTGTCTTAAAAAGACACAACGGCGCAAGGCGAATTAGTAGGGTCGTCCGCTATTGGTCTCTTCATAAACTTTAACAGGAGGGGATTGCAATGCACATTAACCAGTTTTCACAAGAAACGCAGGACTTTATTCATCTTCTTTGTGCGAACGCAATTAAAAGAGCGATCAAGAATGGAACATTTAAAGAACCCGAGCCTGAAACAACCGAGGAGAGAGATAGCGGCGACTCTTAAGAGTTGCCATAGCGGACAAGCCATTCAAACTTAGGAGGCAACCATATGACCAACAGTAATGGAATCATCGACAACTGCGCCAACGAGTCCTGCGGCGCTCCGATCCACTTTGGACAAGCATGTATGCGAGTCGGCCATGAGCTGGTATGCTCCGGCGCCTGTCTGGTGGCTAAGCTGGGAGCCGTGACGGTGATCGCGGGGAAGGAGGATAAGGATGAAGCCTAGCATCGGACGTATCGTGCATTACAACAGCAGCTATGGTGTGGCCGCAGCTATCGTAACTCATGTTCATACCAACGGTGAGACCGTTAACCTTCAGGTGTTCCGGCCAGACGGGAAGATCGCGCACATGACCTGTATTGAGCCAGGGAAGCACTTAGGCGGTTGGAACTGGCCGCCGAGGGAGTAGGTATGCTGTTGACCCAAAGAGCGAAGGAGTGAAGACAGTGAATGAAGAACAACAAGAATGCCCTAAATGCGGGGTGCCTCTTGATTATTGGGGCGGTAAGGCATCTTGCCCTATTGATGGCTGCAACTATGAGCGGCCAATGACGGATGATGAGTTAGAGGATTGACCCATTAAACGCAGTTGGGAGGACACAGGTTGATTAAGTTGACCAATCAAGAAGGTAATCCTATTTACCTTCCTGTCGATATTGCGTACAGGCCGAGGGAAAATGGGACGGAGATCAAGTGGAATGGATCATTTTATACGGTGAGAGAATCGCATGATGAGGTGTCTCAAAAGCTGTTAGATTTCCGAGACAAAAGACGTGTGAAACAAGCGACAAGGAAATTCAAGAGTTAATGCATATTTCGCGGCCTTAGTGCCGCACAAATCCAATAAGGAAGGAGGAACTACGTTGGAAGGTTTAATTGTAAAAGATAAATGGGCTGACTTAATTTTATCCGGTCAAAAGACTTGGGAAATTAGAGGGAGTCGTACTCACAAGCGCGGCACAATAGGTATTATCAAAAGCGGAAGTGGGAAGGTCTTTGGTACAGTGGAGTTGATAGACTGTATACCTTGCACTGTTGGTCGATTTATGGCTTACAAGGAAAAGCACTGCATTAAGGAGCAAAAGATGGCCTTTCATTATAACCAAGCATGGGCGTGGGTTGTTAAAAATCCTGTCATTTTCTCAGAACCTGTACCCTACAGTCACCCGCAGGGAGCTGTGATTTGGGTTAAGTTGCACGATTTGATACATGCGCGATGATGTACATTCCGCGGCTACAGACTTATTGGCGAGGGAGGTTTTTTAATTGAAATATGCAATAGCTTGCAAAATTGGTGACCACGAAGAGTATTTGCGTGAGCAAAGCGGGGCCGATTGTTTCTCTGACGATATCGGCAATGCTGTGTTATTCCATAACTGGCGCAACATCCCTTTCAACGTAATGGACCCGACTGATTACATCGTAAAGGTTGGGGAAGACGAAGATGGAGGAATGTGGGTTATCGGCATCCTGAGTCAGGAAGAAATGGAAGCTGCTGAATAGTACGTGGCAACGCCGCAAATCAAAAATAGGGAGGAATTTGAAATGAACAAACAAGCGATTTTAGATGTATTAAATAGCCTTGAGGTTGTAGATCAGCAGGGAGGCGACGATGCCTACATGATGGTTGACAATAATGATGTGGTGAAGGAAAAACTGGCAGCAGTTGGAGTGGCATCCGAAACAATCAAAAAGTATGGGGACGATGAATCCTTTTGTGTCCTAGCCCTGGCATTCGGGGAAGGGTATTGCGACGATTATGAGAATGGCAAGTTTATTCTTTGGGGTCCGCTAGACGATGATTTCCGATATCGCGTCCTAAATGGTCAGGGAACGCCGACCGATGCCGAACGGTTGCTTCGTATGTTGGAACCGGAGATGCTTACTGAATAGTCCGCAGCCTTAGTGTCCCATAAGACCCAAAAAGTGAAGGAGGAAAGAGAAGTAAATGAACTATTCTGAGGATTTAACAAATTTAATCGATGGATTTATTCTCGAAGACAAAATGACTTATGCTGCTGCCCATGCTAAAGCCTGGGAGATTATGCAGACCAAGAAAAAAGAGCATTGGGATAAAGTCGATAGTGACCGCGCTTCTCGTTCGGTGATGATCTGATACGTAGTACGAAAAAATAGCGAAGGAGGATAAGGCATGCCAAACAAAGAGGGACGACATAACAAACTTGAAGTGAAGCGCAGCGGATTGCCGGTTTACATTCCTCGCTCCAGCCGCTGGACAAGCAAGCCTTACCGTTTTGCTGTCCTGTTGACAAGGAGACGTTGCCAGCAATTCGGAGTACCTGTCAAACAGAATGAAGCTCCTGGAGCATTCCTGTTTTCTGCCAGCGCAGGAGTGGGCACTAGTGACCAGCAACACAGGTACTATCCGGCACAAATAGCGAAGGAAGGGGAAACGTATGAACAAAGTACCTGTAATTATCTTAAGAAATAAGCGGGAACCTGATAGATATTTAGCGGCATCTCCAGATGTTGGAGATTGGGATCATGAATGGCTTGACGTAACGATAGAAGATGTCACATGCGCCTATCTGATAGCCAGAAAAGATTTGCAACAACCAACCTTAGAAGACTTCGAGGATCATCAGCGGTGGCATGCTGCGCACAAGCAAAGAATGATAGACAAGTACGGAGATAATGCCATAATCGGACTGGATTTTGAGGGTGTATGTGAGAACTATGATCCAGTTTTTATAGAGATCACAAATGAGCAGTACAGACAGGCGTTTGAAATCCAAGAAAAATAGTGAGTCGAAAATTTAGCGTACTTGAAAGGAGGTATGAAAAGTGGACAAGAGTACGCTCAGCCGCTCCGAGACAGTTGAACGTCTATCCAAAATAGCGGAGCTGTCCGATGCAGAGATTGCGATAAACGCCAAGTACATTAGACTTGCGGCGAAAAGCGCCAGAGTGCATATCGTGCATCTTCGGTCAGAAGTTAGTAAAGCTATGCGAAACGTCAACGGATTTCCGGTATCAAGAAAAACGCCTGGCATAAAGCAGGTTATCGATTATCTAGAATCAATCGCACAGACAACAGGGCATTTTGTAGCAGCTGAATCGGAGTTCGGAGCCGCCGACCTTGCTGTTGAACATGCAAGAAAAGAAATTGCGGCTTTGAACAAGGCAATCGAGACATTAAGCGCACTTGAAAGGTGGTGATGAATCTGAACAATCTGGACTTGCTAATCCGCAAATTCGAACTGATGCGGATCCGCTGGGGCATCCGTAATGGTCGCATTAAGTGCTGCGACGAGGCAACACGGGACGGGGCACTGTGGTGGTTGGATCAAGAGATCGACGCAATAGAAAAGACCTCTAGCGAGGCGAGAGTCGCTTAGAGGCCGCAAATCAAACTATTCTAAGGTCAGTTTAGCTGACCGAGAGGAGAAAATCAATGGAAAACAATGTTGTCAAAGGATTTAAGGTGTTTAATCCGGACTGGACTTGCCGCTCATTTCAATATGCTGTCGGCAAGACGTATACCCATGAAGGCCGTATGGGGCTTTGTGATTCGGGATTTCATTTTTGCGAGAAGCTCGCTGATTGCTTCAATTATTACGATTTCAACATCGATAACAAGGTCGCTGAAATTGAAGCTCTTGGGAAAGTGGAACGAGGCGATGATAAATCGGTTACCAACAAGATTCGTATCGTTCGTGAGCTGACTTGGCACGAAGTCTTGGGCTTGGTTAACCTGGGGCGTGGAAATACAGGTTTAGGGAACAGCGGAAACCGGAACAGCGGAAACCGGAACAGCGGAGACTGGAACAGCGGAAACCGGAACAGCGGAAACCGGAACAGCGGAGACTGGAACAGCGGAAACCGGAACAGCGGAGACTGGAACAGCGGAAACCGGAACAGCGGAGACTGGAACAGCGGA